ATCCATGTGTTTAGGCTAGTAAATAATATGTGTCCAGGAAAATGGGTACATATCAATTACGCTACCCTCTAATACGTTTAGTCTAATTCAATTAATCGGTGTAGTTCGCCGTTTACAAACCACATTTCACACGTTACGTTATCGCCATCTTTTAGAGTGGCCATATATAACCCCTCTTTATTTGGTTGAATATCTTCTGCGAATTGATGTGTTTTTCCTTCAAATGTAAATACTTGTGCCATTGTGTTATTCCTTTCAGTTATAAAGTAATACTTTCCAACTGTCAATTAACAGTTGATTGTTGCAATCCGTGCAACTCGGAGATAGTTAGATCACCATTCCTTCACTGTGTAAAGTGCGCTACCGCCCTCTAAATGTTGTCCATTGAAATGTGTTAACACTTCAAATTTACCTGCTTGATAGCCTATAGTTTCATAGGCTTTATTATCTATCAAAGTAACACCAGCTTTTATCTTGTGTCCTTTGTTTAGATTGATTTTGTACACATCGACTTTCTGTTCATCGGTGTTAGCAACTACTGCGGTTCTATCAGATTTTTCTGTTGCTGCTTTAGGTAAATTAGGATTGCTATGTGCAATATCCTGTTTCACCTTTTCTGTAGCAACTTCAACTGTTGGTGCTTGTGTGTAATATGTCGCTATTGGTTGGGTTCTTTCCTTAATGGAAATAACTTCTTGTGCTTCTGTTTCAGTAACATGAATTGCTTTTGATAATTCTTGAGGTGATTTCGCCTGTTCTTGTGTGAGTACAATAGGCTTTTCTAATTGCTTTTGCTTGTGATGATATATCAATACACCAACAATAGCGATAAAAACGCATAGGGCAATCGCTATGGCTATTTTGTAGTGTTCCTTGATAGTTTGTACCAACTTACTAATTAACATGGCTTACACCTCATTTAATTCATTTTGTAGCATTTCCAACGCTCTAAACTTTTCATCGGCGAAACGTTCATTCAAGTTATCACGTAATGCACTATTGTTCCATTCTGTACTCATGCACACATCATAGATACAAGCGATTAAATCGTAGTCAAAGCGTTTATCATCAATGTATGACAAATTAGGCAACTCTAAATTTAAAGCCTTTTCCATTAGCTTCAATGCATCGTTGAACATGTCAATGATATTACCTACACCATATTGTACAGTTCTACTCCATATCACATCCTTCAATGTGTCGGAGTGTTTATCTACGTGGAACAGGTTATCTTGTAACAATTTACACGCTACATCGTAGTATTTAGCCTTGATGTAGTCATGCTGCATTTGTGCAAATCCTTGTCTATCAATAGTGCCTAATTCTTTCCATTGGTCGATAAATTCATCACTATTAATTTCACCACTATCTACCAATGCTCTTGCGTAGTCTGTATAAAATCCACCTTGTCGTAGTCCCCAACCTAGAAATTCATCAACGCTACCGCAATTACTAGCTAATTGATATGTGCCGTAGGAAATACCGCCTGCATCATTAACCCCACTTGATACACAAGCAGGGTCTCCATTACTTTCATATGCCGCACTCAAACTCCCTAATTCATTCATTTCTCTAACTCCTTTTTTTCAACAACACTACTCTCATTCATATACTGGGAACGCTTACCACCACTAGTAGCACCAATATAACCGCCTAACACACCGACTATTACACTTGCTAGGTCCTTTTGTTCAAGATAAATAGTCATGATTAGTGCCGCGGATAATGCTACTAGGGTTATGGTGTCCTCATAGTTAATCTTCATTTAATCGCTTCCTTTACCGATTTAACGAAATCAATCACTTGTTTAAATAGCCCTATCGCACGTTTAAACCACCTCGTTTCTACTAATTCAAGTTCTATCATGTTCTCCACGCACGATGCCAACTCAATAAATATAGGTATCAAATACAACAATGTGCATAGGAATACATCAACACGGCCCAATACAGGTACTACTACATCAGGCAACGTTAATAGAATGAATGCCAATAAAAAAAGCCACGGATAGGATTTGACTAATTTTTTTGTCATATCCGCTCGTAGCTTACCACTCACTAAAAACCGCTTAGGCTTTCCATCAACCTCTACTACTGCCCAACCTCGCCATAGAATAGCTAGTATAGTATTTTCGATTGTAACTTCTCTCTTTGTTGCTAGATTGTAATTCCTTGCTTCCACTAATACTCGTAAAACTGTATCTATAAACACAAGAATAACTGTTGTGAATATAGCCAATGATATGCGTACCGCTTCACTCACATTAAACACCTCGTTAAATATTGGAATAAAGATTTCTATCATACTAATCTCCCTGTCTTGATAATTTAAACCAAGTTTGATTTTTCCCTGCTGGTCTACCTTTAGAAAATATTCCCCAACCCTCAGTTGTTACGTATAAAAGAACAAGACCTCCTTTCCTATAATTATGTACAATCGTAGCATTTACACCACTTGGTATTGTGAAAGTATCTGTTGTTGTACTTGTGGTATTAAACTCAACTATATAGTTCCCTTTTGGTAGCCATACAGTAAAACGTTGTTCAAAGGTGTCGTAACCATGTTCATAATGTATCGGTTCAAATGATATAGGGTTTTGTTGCACATAATACTTAGTATTATCGATAATAACATACATATTGTTATCGGATGGTTTTTCTGTAGATAATCTAGCATAGTAGGGCTTATCACTCATCGCAACTTTTAAATATTTACTATTCCCTAAATCTCGAATTTCATCAGTCATATTAAATGACCCTGTACTAGCACCACTTATTGTAATATTATCCATTTATACCCACCTCAATCGTACCTTTGTTACTCCACAATTGAACACGGCTATTCAACGATGTTTGTACTCTTCCCCAGCTACCCCATTTATTGGACATAAAAGTACGATGATAAGTTTCACCATTTAATGTGTGTAGCGTATGGTCGATTAATTTACCATCTCCAAAGTTAAATACAATCAGCATACCTTGCTTATGTGAACGTGGTGGATTGTTAGCACCGCCATCGAAATTGATTTCGTAGCACCCTTGCGTTGTGAGTGTGTTCCAGTCTGTTGCGGTATCTAATTTAGAATATGGGAAACCAAACGAACCTGCATCACCTTTTTTAACAAACACTTCATCAGCTTTGTTTTTGCTATAAATGGCGGTGTCATAATGCTTAGTAGTTAATACTGTACTACTATCTGTGCCGTCATAGTGTTTCAAAGTAGTACCTGTCAAATATAAAGGAACAGTAGGGTCTCCCAATTCCACCGCATCAGATGTAGATACTTTACCAATACGCACACCATGTCCATCGGTTTTCTTACCCTCTAACAATGTATTGTTATTAAGCACGATAGAACCACTTACATTACCGCCTGTGAGTTTCAAATAGTCTAGTGTCGCAAGTCTAGCAGTGTTGATTGAGTTTTGATAATCTCGGTTTGGATTACCTACATAAATATCGACTTGATGCCGTTTACTAGGTTTTTCTGTTAGCACCGCAAAATAGAATTTACCATTACAGTATGCTATATCTTCAATCTCAGTAGTTCTATTGATTTCGATTATCTGTTTAACTGTGCCAAATGGTGTACATTCTACCAAACTACCGAGCGTTGCACTCATGATGCATCCGTTAAGCATTAATGCACCATTGTTATTAAAATCATCGTATTGGTAGTCAATTTGATATGTTTTCATTTTCTTGAAATCATCATTGTACAAGTTGACTTCACGCAAGCGTTGTTGACCGCTAATAGGCACGATACTCACATAAGTTCGTGTGATAGGATCATATCCAATATTAAATACACGTTCGTTTAATGTAATAGTCTTTTCAAATGTCATAGTATCCGCATTAAATACGGACAAGTTATTCCCATTCTTCAAACCATTGGCAAGATAAATTTTGTTCGTGTATGTGTTGTAGCACATAGTGTTACAATGGCCCATGCGTTCTTGGTCGCTAAACTTATACGTACCTACGATTTCAAATGTATCTGGATTGAGTTCATATATATTTTGCTTTGTACCATCACTATTGATACAAGCTAGTACAAATACATTCTTTTTATCGTTGTAGGTAAATCCTTGACATTGATTGACTTCATCGCCATATTGGATGTTTTTAACAAAGGCGATATTAGATGCCCCTTTTAACATTGGTGTTTCTGTAGGATAGAACGGCTTGATGTTATTGTATGTACCCATATCCATAACACTATCAACAGTATCAAATGAAACATGTTCATTTACTTTGTAGATGCCATTAGGAATTAATAGTATCTTATTTTTAAGATTATCATTAGCACGTTTAAACGCTGCGGTATCATCAGCTACACCATCACCGACCGCCCCAAAGTCTTTAACGGATACGATGCCATATAGGCTATCTTTAGGAATAAACTTTGTATCGGCTTCGGTTTTTGTAATCAAACCACCGCCATTAGGCAAGGCGATTTGCTCTGCTTTATTAGCTGCAGTTTCTGCACGTTTCGCCGCATCAGCTGCCTTAATAGCATTACTTGAGATTGATGTTTGTTTATTGTCAATGTCAGTTTTTAACGTGCGTGCTTGGCTTACCAACTCGTTAATATCACGCTTATCAACTGTGGTTTGTCCTGCATATGCTTTCGCATCTGCCACCAATTTTTCTGCTTTCGTTACATTAGCACTCGATGTATCAAGTGCCGTATTGCTAGTTGCTAGTTTATCATCAACTGTACGGCTTAATTCTGTGATTTCACCGCCTAATGTTTTAATCATTTCTGCATTAGCGTTAATAGTATCACTTTCGGCTTTGATTTTTTCATATGCATCAATAGCATCATTTGCTGCCTTTGTCGATGTATCTACAATCTTACGTGCAACTGTAGTTGCATCCTCATCGCTACCCACACGGATTAATAAGGCTCTATTCATCTTTTCCTGCATTTCTTGCATGATAAGGGTTAGTTTGTCAGCCATTCGTTCAATGTTTTGGTATGGGTATTCATCAGGTAAATCTGTACCTTGATTGATTGGTGTTCTACGTTCAAGAATAATCTTGTGCGTATTGTCTAATGGATCACCATCAGCAGGATATGTTAAAGTTTTGTTTTCTTTGTCATAATCGATATTGCCTGTTTGTACGCTTTCTGTGCCATTAGCATCAACTATGATTAAGGCTATATCTTCAATCATGTTAAAATCATAGGGCCATATCCATTTTTTATTTACTCCATCACATTGATAAACTACACTAGGTTTATTGACCTCTGGTATCATATTTGTTCCCCTTTCTAATTAAACAGGACTACCCATAATTGAGTAGTCCTTATTTATTAATGTTTATCTTTTTTAGATTTTTTATCTTTCAATCGTCTATCAAACATGATAGCCATAATGACATCTTCTAGTTTTGCATCCGTGTCCGTTAGTGCAAATTTAGCTAATGTCCATAGTCCATCTGTTACAGTATCACTGAACCCTGTAATTCTGTTAGATACTTGTGATAGGCTTCTACCTACATCCATAACACCTTTATTAGGCGATACAATTGCACTGCCTACATCATAAAGTTTTTCAACGATTGATGCGGCCATTACTGTATTCCCTTTATTGAATACCTTTTCACCTAGAATGTATTTCATAGCCATGTTGGAAATATCACGCACAATAGGTACACCCATAGTAGCTTGTGATACTAATTCTTCCCCAAAGGATTTCGCCAAATCTTCTGGGCTATCATCATCTCCATTTGTCATGGCTTTGTATACCATCATACCTAGTGCTTGTGCGGTCAAAGTCCACCATAGCATACGCACGAATTGTCCATAGTTGCCTTGGTCTTTCCGTGCATAGTTACCCTCAGCAATGATATTGTACAAAGTGTTAGCGTAGGAATAGAATGGTACAAATAGTTGCATGAGTGCATTTCTTGAACGTTGGATGCCTGCACTGTCTTTTGTATCGCCGCTACCGAATATATCTCGTACCGCTCTATCACCAGCACTTATCGCCTCTTGCTCTACAAATTCAGCGGTTACACCCTCTTTAGATTGTAGTTCAAGTATTTTTTGGTCATAGGCAAATTTCCATATAGGAATAGACAAGGCAAAATCAGTTTCTGTTAACAGTCTAAATCCCATTTGGTTAATATCATCACGGATATTAGCTAATTGTTCAGCCTTATAACCACCAATATTTGTATCACCTATGCGTAAGCCTTTACCCTCAATGGATAGCCCTTGTTTCAAATCCTTATCTAGGGTTTGAACACGTTCCCTCATGAATATAGATTGAGATAATACAAAATCACGTGTTGCGTTGTACTTGGCTGTACCTACACCATAGAACCCAATACCTGCATCACTAATTGCTTTGAGTGTATTTCCTACACCAATACGATACATGGCAACAGGAATGTTCAACGCATTTTGTAAAGCTACTGATACACGGCCAGCCATAACTGCGGTAGAGGTATTTTTCTTGAGTGTCATAACCAATCTACCCCATGCATCGAGTTTTGCTGCTTCATCTTTCCAGTTATCACGGACCCAAGTTCGCAAGAATTGGTAGGTTTCCATACCAAATTTATCAACGATATATTCTTGGAAACGGCTATTACCTATCAATTTATTTACATCTGTTACTGCTTTACGCATAGTAACGTGGTTAATAGCCTCTGTAATAGCATTAGGAATAACATCAAAATCAAGCATTAGGGATTTACCTTTGACTACATCCAAACGTGATTTAGTAGCACCCATACCAGTACCAAAGATTGCATTACTAGCAATCATCGTTTTAGCAATATCCTCTGTTTCAAAATCAGATACTTTAGCACTTACTTTAGGATTGTACACAATAGGGAAATATTGGCCTTGAATTTCTCTACCGCCAATTGTAAATGTAATCCCTTTTTCTTTCTTCAAAGGATTACCATACAATTCCTCTTGTACCTTACTACGCTCTTCGTAGAATGAATTGATATGTTCCCATGTACGAATTACAAATTCCCAGTCCTTATCGGTCATGTATTCTTGGAATGCTCTCTCCATTTCTACTTCATTACTTTTGATAGTTTCTAATGCACGTTGTCTATTCTTCTCTGTTCCCCAGTTTAAGGCAAGCATGATAATTTGCTCTTTGGTAACATTGCGTAATTCGCCTACATTATAGAGGTGATCATTGCGAACATCAAATAGTTGTTTCTTGGAATATACAGCACTTACATCTTTTGCTAATCTACGCATTGCAATTTCTTTGTACTCATTGAATTTTTGAGTAGCTTTATTAATTGGCTCATAAATATATCTAACTGCAGGGCCATTTTTTCCGCCATCTAATCTGCGTAAGAATGTTTCTGCTTTTAGCAATGCTAAATGGAAATCGTTTATTTTGTCAGATAATGCATCAACTTTATTGCGATTATTTAGTTCGTTAAATACGTTTCCGTTATCTCTACCGAATGTTTCAGCTGCCTTATCAATGATTTGGAATATAGCTTCATCAATTGTAACGTTATTCCCCTTTTCATCAATTAGTGTACTTCCCTCATATTGAGTTCTACCGCTTTTGTACATCCCTGTCATGAGTTCCTCTAACTGTTCGAGTTCGCTCATTTTAAGAGTACTAAACGTTCTAGGTGATTTAGCATCGAACATTTCGTATATCCATGGTTCAAGTTGTACAGTCGCTTCCTTATCGCCCATAATGTCAGCATCTGCATCGAGTGCTTTAATCACGGCCATCATGTCAAAGCCATTAACAGGCTTTAATCCATCATACCTAGTCAACCCCATTTGATATGCCATGTGGGTATAGAAATAACGCATATTAGGTTCAATCATGATAGGGTTTTGACTGCGTGTCATTCTGCCTAGTTGGTCTAATAGTTTAGTGCGTAGTTTCTTAATAGCCTTAGAATTTTCAAACGCTACTCTTGCTCTTGCTTGATTTAGCATTTGAGATTGTTTAGCACGTAATGCTTCATCTACTTTACCAGTTGCCAATGCACTATCTGCTTTCTTTCCATCTCGTACTGCTTGATTTTGGTATTTCTTGTACTGACTAGCTTGAGATAATGTCAAATCGCCTAACTCTCTTTTAGCACGTTCCATATATTTCGGAATAGTACCGAATCCACCATCACGAATTGCACGAACCGCATTAATACGCTCTTGCAACGCATCCCTTAGCTTTTCAATTCGCTCTTCATTAGATAATACTTTATTATCCATGCGTTCTTGCATGCGCTCTTGCAAGCGTTCTTTTTGCTCTAGCACTTTATCAAGCCTATTCGTGATCGCTGTTAAGCGTTTAGATAATTCATTATTTTTATCTTTCAAATCAAGTTCACGTTCTCTAGCTTGTTCTTGTATTTGCTCCTGTTGTGCTTTTAGGTTATCGATTTCATCATTGGCTTTATCTAATTCTTTTGAAACACTTCCTAACTCTTTATCAACTTTGGCTTTATCTTTTCGCAATGCTTGTTCTGTTGTGAGTTCTTTTTCAATCGGTGCTAGTTCTGCATCTAGGTTTTCACTATTTACATCTAGTTTTTGCAACTTATCCAATAATACCCAGTTTTTAGCTAGTTCCTTATTGGTATGTGCCTTAATCAAGCGTGCTTCCTCTTGTGTAAGTTCCATTTGACCTTGATTGGATAGTAGCATTTCTTCGGCTATTTCTTGGTTAGATTTGCCTGCGTTTGGATTATTAACAAACTCATTTCTAGCGTTTTCCATTTCCTGTGCTACTGCTTCATCGTAAGTACTGCCAGCTTCCTCACGTTCCGCCTTTTCTAATCCCTCAATAGTTCGATATTGAGTATTCTCCAATGCACCATCACCCAATGCCATGTATCGTTGATGTTCTTTATAGATAGGATATTCTTCGATTAATCGTTTTTCTATTGCAACTTGTACATCGTCTTTCACTTCTTCCCATTCTTTAATAGGTCGATTATCTAGTTCTTTCATGTACTTACGCATTACACGTTCTTTAGCTTTTTCTTTAATGTCAGCGATGTATCCTTGCACTCGTGCCTGTTCGGTTTCGCTCAATTGTTGATACAATTTTGTATTTTCAAATTGCTCTAATGCTTGTTCATGTGCGTAGTTTTCAATGTCATCTTGCGTAGCTATCATGCGTGCCATTATATCTTTAATGTCAGATGGGACTTCACCGCCTAAACGTTGTACACTACGATAAATTCGAGTTAACCATTTAGAGAATTGACGGAATACACGTTGTAGTCCTTTTGTTGGTGCTTCGCCGCTTCGCAAGTAGCTTTCCCAGCATCTTGCGAATTTCTCGTGTGCTTTGGTATTGTCTACGTTTTGCCCATCAACCCAACCGCTCCACTCTTTGAGTGTGTTCCAATCATCAAGTAATTGTTTAGGTGCATTGTCCATAGATGCCAGTTTTTGAATATCATCAAAGAATACATGACCCATTTCGTGTAAGAATGTACTTCTATCAGCAGTTTTGAAAATACTGATGATACGTTCACCATCGCTCATGATTTCAGTCATGCCATTAACAGATTGGTTGTACTTTTCAATGATTTTGATTGCCTTGTCATCGAATACCACATAGCATCGTCCGTCTGTATATCCATCATATGTAATACCCTTAACACCAGTTGAATTTAAAAATTCAGATGCACCTTTATCACCGCCAAATGCTTTTGACAATGCAACATAAACATCTCTTCCTGTATATGGTGTTTTTGTAAATGTATCACCAATACTTTCCAAGATTTTATCTTCTTTTATTTTTTCTTTTGCACCCTCAACTTCTTTCTCTTTTTCTAGTGCCGATAACTTTTCATTAATTTCACCTATTAGCTTTTTAGCCATTTCAAATGTATTATCCGCTTTCAACTCGTCAAAGTTATATCCGTACTCAGCAGCAGCTTCTCTAGCGATTTTTTCTTTTATCTTATTTACATTGCTTGTTAAAGCATCAGCTATATAATCCCTATCTTGTTTTATACTCTGTATTTTTCCTAGTAATTTTTTATACTCTTGATTGGTGGTATAGGACGGATGCTCTTTATAGTAATCTAATAAAGCTTTTCGCTTATCGATTTCTAAATCATTAACGGCTGATACTATCTTGTTGATAATATCTTTATTTTGCTCTTTGAAATATTTGTCTTCATCAAGCATTGTATCTATATTAGGGATATCTACTTTGAATAACTTACCACCCTTTACTCCGCTAGCATCGTTTTTTCTTAATATATCAATTGCCTTTTTTGCTTCGTTTCGATATTTATCACGATATCTGTTTTTATCTAAGCCTTTCTGTAATGATTCTATTGCTTTTTCTTTAGTCCCATGTTCTTCCAATTCGTCAAAAACATAACCTAATGCACTACCATACTCGACTTTTTTTTCCCCGTTTGTCCAATCCCCTTCGTTATCTGTAGTCCATTTTTCTCCATTTAATATAACAAAAGAGCCTTTAGCTCCTAAAACATCTTTATACGCTACAGATACTTTCTTATTTTTAGCAAAATATAAGCCCCAACCATGTACTTGGTTCCCCTCACCACTACCAATAGCACCTAAATCAAATTCATCAAAGTCATGTGGTGAACCATGCCATGCTGATTGATAATACTGATAATTATATTTCTTTCGGAGCTTGTCTAAATCATTTTCGTTTGGTATACTATTATTAATATTAAACCGATTAACACTCACTTGTCCGTTTGATTGGACGTTATTGACTGTTAGTCGGTTTATTTTTTTCGTATTAACATATAACAAATCGCCATTATTTATTGCATTAGAATACCATGTAGCATTAACTCTAGGGAATATACTTTTAACCCTTGTTTGATAGCCACCTCTTCCGCTTTGAACATCAAAAACCAATGGAACATGAATAAAGTTATTCTGCGTATCTTTTAATTCAACAACAGCAACAATTTCGCCTTTTACCGATGCATTAGCAATAGGGTCAAAGTTTTTGAATATTGCAATCGGATTAGATAACGCACCAGGTAATTGTTTCATAACATTTAAGTCAAACTTATGTGCATGCTTAGTGGCAAATACTTTATTAAGCATTTTCGTTGTTATATAAACATCACCAGTTGTAAATTTGTAGTCAGGATCTTTAATTGTGCTAAACACTAAAGGTGCTGACATTATTTTATTTACACTTCTTTTAAGCGTTCCGTTTTGTAAATCAGTTAGCGTTTTCCCCCATTGAGTTATATCGGCTTGTAATTTTTGATGCATTGCCAATTGTTGTGCATACCCTTTTTGGTTTTCTAAAACCGCATCCATGTTGATACGCACGCTATCACGCAAATAATCCATAGCAGTATAACCACCACGGCCCATTTGTCGCATATATTGTGCCATTACATCAGCATGGTGTGCCATCAACAACGCATTAGATTTTGCCGTTTCACGTTGTTTTCTATCTGTACTTTCACCAATCGATTTAACTACTTTGTTGTACACTTCATAGCCACTCTTGGATAATTGCATCCGTAACGCTATATCGTTATCGGCTAATGTGAAAATCTTATCATGCAATCTCTCAAGGCTTTCAATTTGTTGTAGCGTATGCTCCATATCAGCATGATGGATATTGCTTTGGTTAAGTGCTTCCGCATTATCAACAAATGCAGTTTGTGCTTTTGCTACACTAGAATGAAATGCTGCACGTCTACGTTCTGCATTCGTGCGTGGTGCTTTACCGCCGTTGTTAGACTTGTAATCAGTCAGCCATTGTGGCTCTACACCACTTGCCGTAGCTTCCTTGATATCATTATCCATATTATCAAAGTCGCTTGCGTAATTTTCACGATACTTTTGCACTAGGTTTTTATACAAATTATTGTACGCTTGTTTAACCTGTGTAGGATTAGCGAATACTTGGTCTAGTACTTCACGATCAATGTCGCTTGCATCTTCAAATTCATCACGGATAATGCTTTCTTTAACACGTTCGGCTTTCTTTTCGGTAGCATCCACTAGGTTATTATTAAAGGCTTCCACTTCCGCTTTTGCACGTTCAAGGGTTTTCATACTCATACCGCCACGAGTAAAGTATGTGCTTTCTTCTAGTGCCTTTACAGTTTCTTCCGTCAAGCCACCGCTTAACTGTGCATACTTCCCAATTGGTACAGGAATATCTGCATTAGCTTCGATACTCTTCGATACTTCCTCTTGCGTTACCAAGCCGCTATCAATCATATTCTTAATAGCTTGTTGCCCCTCTTCGGTTTCCGCCATTTCATTGACATTCACATATGCAGTGGATACACCTACATTATCGCCCTGTGCTTGTACAATTTTTCCGTACAGTTCAGGGTTTTCTTTTGCCATTTTATTTGACGATGCATCTTGTTTTAATGCTTGCATAATAGCAGTGCCATTTCTATTTTGCTCGGCCATGATTGCGTGTTGTTGTTCTTCTGGTGTTAGCTTTTGAAATTCATGAAACGCTTTCATAGTGTGGATACCACTAATACCACCACCAATTGCACCTAAACCGATGACTGCAGGTAAGGCTTGCAACATTGCACCGCCTGCACCTACTGCCATATCACCTATGGAATATACACCCTCTGTGTCATTATCATTGCGGTATAGGTTATGTTGGAATTTCTCGTTAATGTCTTGCAAGCCCTCTTCAACTAATTCAGAACCGCCAGCCTTAACAGATGCTTTAGCCATTTGTGCAACAGTAGTGCCAATGCCCCTATTAAATGTTGCTAGTGTATCACTTGTAGCACCTCGTAATACTTTTGACATAACCGCTTTAGGTGCTACTTTGCCTATGCCTTTAACCATGAAACGTGTAGATGCCATTTCAATACCTGTATCAACTGCAGCATATGTCATAGCGTATTTATAGGCTTCATCATTAGAGTATACTTTATTACCATTTGCATCACATTTATTAATGAGTTCTAGGTATTTATTACCAAATGACATTTTGTACATTTCATAGGCCATGTCAGCACCGCCACCCCATTTAGCACCTGTTAATGCACCCGCACCGATGCCAGCACCTTCCGTGGCTAAACCGCCGATTACCGCACCGATTGCACCGCCTATGATTGCACCTGTACCGCCTTGTTTACCCATCATGTATGCTTGTGCTGCCGTTTGTCCAAATACTTCTTGTAATGGATTAGTTCCGTCAGGTGTTCGGTAGTTGCGCAAGTTATTTTGCAAGCGTTCCATTTCTGATGTTAATTCGTTAATACGTTCAGGGTCTTTTGTATGTGCCAATTCAAATCCAACATCGCCTAGCTTCATCTGATCGTTCATAGACCAAATACCTTGTTGAATTGCATCGAACGTAGATTTTGTAGCACGAATTGATTGTAGATTGTTGATTGCTTGTAATTGTTCAGCTTGTGAACCATATTTTACTTTATATAGTTCAGGGAATTCATCGTATATATCTTGTAATACTGCGCCACGTTCAACTCGTCTTGACAAGTAATCAGCACGTTCAAATGCTTTATCATCACCACGCATAATAACATCAGGGTCAATATCTAATACTTTCCCCATTCTAATTGCTTCGTTATAACGTAGGGTATCGTTATTGTATAGAAACAATCTATCCGTATTACTAACAACACTTGTAGGAAGTACCTTTTGTAATGACTGTCCTAGTGGTTCTAAACCTTGGTATGGATTGTCCGCTTTACCAAACGGATAATATGTAGTTGTACCATCAGCATTAGTTTCTTCCATTGTGCGTGGTGTATTTGCAATAGCTTTAATTGCATTAATAGCATTATCAACTACTTGTGCCGTTGTATCTATCCCTGCGCCTATTGCATTACCAACTTCAGTAAAACCGCCAGTAGGTTTAGACTGAACACCAACACTAGCACTAAAAGATGGTGATGTTTTAACATAGCCATTCTGTACAGCTAGTGCTTCCTGCCGTTCTTGTTCAAGTGTTTGTTTAGCCATTTTTAATCTCCGTTATCGTTATATCTTCTTTGCATGTTGTTATACACGCTTTCGTAAATATCTCTTGTTGAGCCATCTTGATATGTTACACGCACATAATGGTTGCCAACAGGTTCAACATGTACAATACCCATCGCTCTATTGCTTGCTGCACTAATAGGTGCGCTATAATCATCGCCATCACCGAAATATGGTTTTTCCGTACTTCGTAATGTTTGTGTTGCTAATGCGCCCTCAAATATATCATGCATTTCTGCTTCTATAGGCGCTCTGCCGTGTTTGCTTTCAAAGTCAGCTTTACGGCTTAACATCTCTTGTTTAACACCATATTCAAAACTTGAACGCAATGATTTGTCAGCAGGCAACGCACTTTGTATTTCGCTATCATAAGGTGTTAAATCAATTTTGTTGGCCTTTAATCGGTTATCGTTCGCTTCAAGCAACACTCCATCGAAACTATCATCAACAACTTTATCAGGATACATTCTCTGTGCGTGTGCTAGTGTTTCTTCGTATGTATGAGTTTCAGCATATTTTTTCAACTCAAACTTTTGTTTTGCATTTAATTTAAGGCCTTTTTCATACATAGAATCAAGTTTAGGTCGCATTGATGCTTCTGTACCGCTCCACGCTTCCTTTTCCATATCGGTCTGTGCGCCTGCTGCTTGTGCGTGTGCGTAAGATGATGCACCTACATAATCGCCTTTTGCTATTAATTGGTTATATACAATTTTAGCTGCAGTAATTCTATCTTTAGCTTGCTTGGCTTCGATGTTCATTTGCATTGTCAGCCAACCTTTATAATTTTCACGGCCTTGTTTAACCGCCTTTTCAATCTGATCTTCTGAATAAACAGGTTGACCGCCTTTAGTCATAGGTGCATTGCGCATTAATTCTTTATAATGGCCTGCATCTGCGCCATAATATCCACCTGCTTTTAACTTGTCAGCGTATTCATCTATGCTCTGTGCGTTGACTGCGCCATTCGGTTTAATATAGTGTTCAATCCAATCATCCACAAACTCTTCATCGGAATTATACATTTTGTAATAATTCGTTCCATCTGGTTGTTTATTTTCTTCTCCATTAGGTTCTGATTGAGTTAATCCTGCATAGTTACGATTTTCTTTTGCCAGCCTACTGAGTTCACCGCCAAGCGTTCCCTCTGCATACAACTGCCTATATGCAATTTCTGTATTGATACCATACTTGTTATGTGCATATTGTGCTAATTTCCATAAATGTTGATTAGCACCAACACCTGACTGCATAGCTTCCTTATTCTTAGCTTCCATTTGCGAACGTATGCGTGAACCCATAATGTCCATACCACGATTTACATCATCGCCTGCAGCTAATCGGATTGCGCCGAAATCGTTTTCATTGTTAGCGATTTTGTTTATACCCATTTGTTGGTACATTTTTCTGTATGGTGTTAATACATTCTCACTAGCAAGCCCAGTTAATGCAGTCAACTGCTTGTCCAATGTTTCTGAATTATTATCAGCAACAGTTTTATCTAATAAGGTTTTAGCATTAAGATCATAGTTTTGTTGTTTTTTAGATGCTATTTGTTCATCATCAAGCCCTAATTGTTTACCAGTTGCTTCTATTAAATCGCCTGTTAATGTTAATGTTTTCATTTGTTGATTAACATCACCTGTTTGTAACAGATTATTATTCAAGTTATTGATTTGATTTTGTGTGGCTGTGCTTAGTGCATCCTCGTACTGACCTCTCATGTACCTAGATATACCATCTAAATCGTTTGTTTTTGATGTTTCAACCGCTTTATTGAAAGCGTTTACCGCATCAGTTGTACGTAAGTTATATTTAGCAGCAAGTTCGCTTTGGAATTTTTGTGTACTTTCAAGGTATGTAGGTAGTATCCCTTGCGCATTCATACCTTTTTGGTACATTAACCCTTTATCTTTATCAAATTTTAATTCAGTTACTTTTTGATTAAATTCATTAATAGCATTTGTAGCATTGATATAATCTTTTTGTTTGTCGATTTCAAGCCAAGTTTTAGATGCATCATCCAATGCTTTTGCAAATGTGTTAATTCCGTTTTGGTTAACACCATATGCTTCCGCATTGATTGTTGGTCTAAACTCACCATTAACTGTATTCAATCTTTCATTTTGTTCATAATTAACTAATTTCATAGTTACCTGCCGTTAAAAGTCCAAACTTTCTTAACTGTTTTAACTGGTCTTTCTGTTACACCATTTACATCACCGCCATATTGAGTTGTGTATTTACCACCTGCATATTGTTGTTTCATCCCATATATACTAGATGCACCACTCAAGATAGTACCGAGCATTTGCAATCGCCCTTGCGTTTTCGCATTAGATGCAGCCGCTCTTGCGCTACTAGCTTCATTGCGATAATTAACCCCATTAAGATATTCATTGTAGATACTGTTATTCTTGTTGGTTTCCCAATTGTTAATATCCTTGTTGTATTCATCATAGCTACTAGCCATTAATTGTAATGGTGTACCACTCATGGATAACCCTGTAGCGCCTGCTTCTGCCGTATTCTGACCTGCAATCAACCGCATTTTATTGTCCATCTTATCTCGCTCTTGTAGTGCTTGATTGGCAATATCCTGTTGTTTCCTATCGGATATACGTGCATTAGCTTCCGCTGCTTGTGCTTGAGCGTTATACATTGCAGTTTGTGCTTTGGTTTGTTGGTGTTGCCCCCATAATTGAGTAACCAATTGACCTGCCATCAATGCAATAGGATTACACATTCGCATCCCCCTTTCTCAATGTAAATAGTTCCATTCCGTTATGTGTTATATCAGAATGAATAACCGCCCCTAGTGATGTAAGCCATCGCTTCGAGCGGTTATTTTCCTTATGTATGAAATTGAATAAACATTCATGAGTGGATAACCACTCTTTTATGATTGCGTTACTTCTCTTTAGAAATTCTTTTTGTAATTTCAAATTGGTATCTAGCATCTTATTCCCTAAGAAATAAATACAGTACATTCCGTTAATTGGCTTTTTTGAAATACCATATACGGCTATTGGTATATTATTCTCAATTACAATGTGGTTTTCATAATCATCACTGCATATATCTCTCACAAAATCATTTTTTCCATAATTCGGAAAATTTTGGTTCGCTATATTGACCTCTAAGGTGTCTATGGCTCGTAAGTTGATATATAAGTCATGAATTAATGAAGTGTGCCTTACAGGGCAAATATCAAAGTCCTGTAACATTTGGAAAACCACCACCTATTTCTATTTCTCTTGTTACGCTCAAAAGGTTAAATGGATAAGGTTTTTCATGCCAAATACATACAGATGCATCCGTTGAGTACACTCCATCGAATTTTGGCAATATACATACCTTATCGCCACTATATAACTTGAGTGGCGGTAATGAAATATCATCCATATGGTTGAAGTTTCTTCCGATTTTGCCACCGAATGAATTTAAGATGTTCATCGATAATCTACTCATCGTTAATTGTCTACCTTGCAACGTACCATCTTGTATTTGCATTTCAATACTTGGAATACGTAATCGTGTAGTGTAGTTAATACCAACGGCTACACTTTGTGCTTTACCATCGATATTGATAATTGCCGTAGGTGGTACTTCCTTAATTGGCCGTTCTCTACCATCAACCACAATTTGCACATCCTCACCAATCAGATGAGGTACTGTGATAGTACTGATATTCTCTGTGCTGGTTTGTCTGATATAGCAATCCATATACACGTTGTTATTATCAGCGTTATACATCGGCTCAAATCGTTCTATACACATCACTGTACCGCTTTTGAAATCACGCTCAACGATTACATACAAACTGTCTTGTTCGCCCTCAGCTACACTCTCAGCGTATTTGTATTTGCCCTTTGTGGTGAAGTGCGACCATGCATACACCTTTTGCTCAGGAATGTAAGTTAGACAATCGATATTGCCATCATCTGTTACGTAGTAAACAATACTATCTGGATCTTGGGCATATGCACTCGTAATAAAGTTACGATACTTTGTCAGATGCTTAACGAATAGAGTTAAGTCGGCCCCTGTGTAGTTATCGCTTTCATAGGAATATCCTAAATCACGCACTACGCACCCTCTAGCTTGCACATACACACATCTATTACCTATGTATTGTGGCTCACATTCAGATGCGCCACGTTGTGTTTGTGTGCGTAGATTACAATTAGTCGGTGTGATTGTTTTTGAACCATCGATAATCCATTCATTACCGCTAGTCAAAATCAATAAGTCATTAGCTGGTATCAAATGTCGAATGTCATACATTTTACGATTAATAACAGGTAGCGTGATTGCACTATCATCTGTAATCGTTCCGCCTACCTTTTCTACACCAAAGTTGGAATAATCACCTGTGCGACTAAACCATATGTAGTTAGGATATTGAGTGCTAGACGCTAGGATAAATCTGTCTTGGTAAAACGTACATACACGAGGATAACCAAGGCCTTTGCCCCATTGTCCAAATCTAAATTTAGATGTAGCTTCATTTTCTACAACGCTATTCAATACATTTACTTTAACATGCTTACTATCAACAAATTCTTTAATCTCAATTACACCATAGTTAGAATGTGGCAAGAATGATAGGTCTACATTAACACTGCCACCTTTTAAATCAGATACAACTTTTAACATTGCACTAGGCGATACCTTGCCTGTATCCGTTACATTGTAATCGTTGTTAGATGTGTACACTCGGTAATCTTTCCATGTAGTGCCATTGTCATTACTGATTTGAATTTTTACAGTGCCATTCCATGTGCCATGCGATGTGAATTTCCACGATAAATCCTCATCACTACTGAATTGTTCTACATCGTAATTGATGTTATTGTAATCTTCGCCGACTGGTCTGTTATATCCGCCGTGTCTTTCACGTGTAACATATTCAGTACGTTGTATTACTTCGCCAGTTTTGCTTGTAGTTACTGCTTTAACAAAATGTTCAATTTGCATGACTGAACCAACCATATCAGCATTGAATATATCCTTTGTGGCGGTTAAGGTATCGCCATTCAAGATTACAGTACTTTCTTTGTCTATGTTGACTTCTCCGTATGGTTGCTCTGACAACTTGTATGTATCAAATCGCCAGTCTGTATCACTATATCGTGATAGCGTTTTAACTGGATACTTACCACTACAAATAAACATTACATCACCACTTTGGATACAGTTCAATTTATCGACTACATCGCTTTCAAATGGTGTCTGTAGTTCAATACCTGTATAAATACCATTTCGCCATACTCGGATATATCGCTCACCAATTTCGAGCAAGAATGATTTATTCTTTTCTGCCGTAAATTCAAATAGCCGTGTAGACTTATCCTTGTTTTTAACTTGCCCTATATATTCCGAACCTTGCCGTCTAGCTACTGCACCGTAAGGTCTAATGACTGCATTTTCTGCTAATAGCAACGCGCTTTTAAACTGATCTAAGTCAAACCGCCTAGATACATCAGGCGAAATCTCACCAGTTGTAAATGCAAGTTGTGATATATACATTGGTTTCATATTTACCAACTCCTTGCTTTTACATAGTTAGAAATATATGGCATATCTTGCCTACGTTCTTTAGCACTCAAACTCTTGGCCTCTTGCGTTGCTGCTTGATAGAGTTTATAGCACTGGTCGAACAAACCACTATTACCAGTTAATGGCATGGCTAGTTCTGCCCCCATTTTAGATTTCAAGGCCTGTACAAATACAGGACTGAATACATCTATATCTTGCACATCGTACACGTAATCGATGTACGCAAGCGGTACATCACTCACGATATATTTTGTGTTGTTGTCAAAGGTAAATACATCGTATTCCTTTTGGCTTTCTGCTCTAAATCGTTCCCCTTTAGGAATAACCCCAAGGATACGGATGCACTTTTCAGGATACGCATATACATATTCATAGCCAGCTAGTTTATGCTCAGATAGTACGCACTCTCCACGCTTTCGTGCAAAATTCCATTCATATTGTGAAAGTAGCATCTTGCGTGTCGCATCGTAATGCAATCTGCATTGTCTAGCCGTTTCTGTTTCTTCATCAAGGCCGTATATCCTACCGCCATTGATTAATGACAAAGCCATGTTGCAAATATCAGTAGGTGTCATATTGCCCCCTTTGTAGTAAAAAAGAGGGATGCATACGCACCCCTCATTCTGTTATTCTGCAGTTTCTTCCGATTTCTTGCCTTTAGATTTAGCCTTTGGCTTATCTTCGCCATCTTCGGTTTCTTCTACTCCTACAGCTTCAAACAAATCATTGAAGTAATCTTTATCGTATTCAGCTACTTCATCTTTTGTAAATTCAACTGTTTGTCCTTCTTTAATTAAACCCTTTGTATTGTGATACAAAGTTACTTTTGCAATGTATTCCATGCTACCCCCTATTTACTTGTAATACCGCTAGTCAAGAATACAGAAATCGTACCAGCCGTTGCATTGTTGACATTAGCACGTGTATAACGTTTAACACCATTTGCTAAGCGCACTTTATATTCGTATCCAGCTGGTGCATTGGCTGGTAATGTAATACCATGCAACAATACAGGGTTAGCGATGTTTTCTGTATCAGATGTATATACGTTGATTAATGCAGTACCAGTTAATGCTTTGTCTACACGAACAACTAACCACAAGTTAGGGTCAGCATCACCGCTAGTAACTACAACATCGGAGCTGACATTGCCAGATAATTCACGTTTCCAATGGAATGTATTTAAAGTATCGATAATCATGTAGTTTCTCCTCTCTACTATGCAGTAACACGTGCTTCGGTGGAAAGCAATGCATCAATTTTACGAACAGGAATACCATTTGCACGAGTAACCATTTTACCCATTTCCATATCTTCTGTGATAGTAGAACCATGCACTTTGTTCTTTTGCAAGCGTAAGAATGTACGCAACTCTTGGTTCATATACCATACTGGTCTACATCCAGTTAAGCTATGCATTTTTTCTTCCGCACGAATCATCAAGTTAATCAAATTAGGGCCTGCGGAAATATCTTCTTTGATAGATTTCATATCGATATTAGCGATACGCACTACATATCTCCAATCACGAACAGATAAACCGATGTTTTGTTTAAAATGAGTTCGGTAACCTTGGAACATAGAACCATCAGCTTTAGTTACTGTTACTTCGCCTAAATCTTCTTGTTCTAAACCACCTTGACTGCCACGTGGATAAATACCATGTACAGTAAGAGGGCCCCAACCTACGAGCCACATAGAGGCAAGGTTAGCAGTACCACCAGCATCAATAATATTTTTAGCGCAATCAGCTTTTTTAGTGTCTAATGTATTAAAACGTGCGGATAAACCGATAAATTTTTCAGGTGTAGTTTCATCACCATAGAAAAGTGTGCTTGCGATTTCTTGACCCATGCTTTCAACAAATGCACTATCTTCTGTTGCACGGAACGCTACAGGGTCATTAGAAAGTTTAACCAAGTCTTTATCCACTTCGGAATATGCTTCCAACATACCACAAGTATCAGTGATTTGTTTTGTAGTGGATTTAGATGGTTGTACACCGCCATACAACATGCGCCATGTTGTGGATGGTAATCCAGTACGTACAGTTGTTTTGTTAGATGTACCATCATTACATTCAATCATTGTCATGTCTTGAATAATTTCATTTGTTTGGTTCAATTGCTCAATGATTTGTGCAATTTTACCATTTGGATCCATGCGTGTTTGCAAATCCAATAATGTAGGATTGTTAGTTCCGATTGTAGCCATTAATTAATCTCCTTTAATCTTTAAACATAGACGGATACATATTTCGTCTAATAGCTTCATCCGATTGATTATTTGCAGGTCTGTTGTTCCCTGCGTTGCTATCTTCGCTTGCCATACCAGCAATATGTGCGAATAGTTGAATTACTTCTACACGATTACCCAAGCCATTTTCAGCTAGGATTTCACGGATATTAGGAATTGTCTTTTCTACTGCTTCAACACCTGCGGCCGCTTGGCTAACAGTAGTATCGAATTTGTTTCCTAATACCTCACGAGCGTTTTCTGCATACCCATCGTATTGTGCCTTTAGTGCCTCTTGCTTTTGTGTTTCATAAGCACTAACGATGTCCGTTGCGTATTTGTTGCCAAACTTCGCTAGTTCCACCGCTTGCTCTTGCGTAGCACCTACACCATTCAGTATTTTAGAAAACTCATCTGCGATGGTTTGGTCGACTTCGCCACCCTCAAATGCAGTTGAGAAATCATATACAGTAGGTTCTGCAGGTTGGTCGGTGTTAGTATCACCGCCACCGCCTAAAATCGTACTTTGTTGGTCTTGTGTGTTCGTGTCCTGTGGTGTACCACTATTTGCACTATCCGTGTTATTGTTTGTGCCTTGTTCTAAATTTTCATCCATGGTTACTCACCTTTCTTTAATTCGTTTTCTTCAAGCGTTTTAAAATATTTTTGCATCTGAATATTTTCCAATTGCGCTAGATGGTATTTCTTAACACCCTCTATACCATCGCCAATCTTTCCTAAATCATTTTGTAAAGAAATAGCAACAGCCCTCATTCCCTCGTTAAAGAATGTTGTACTGTTGCCTGTGAATGATTGGCTATTCAGTTTTGCTCGGTCAAGAATGCGATAAAAAAACCACCTACCGAGTTCAGTACTCAGTACGTGGTTTAGCGCTTCAATGTCGCGCTCTCGCATATAATCTCTTTTTTGTTTCATCTACACACCCATACCCATTAACTGTTGCATTACAGGGTTTCCATCATTCGCCGCATCAGTCGCTTGTTTAGCCGCACTAGCCATTTGAGGTGCTAATTGTGCTGCTTGCATCATTTGTGCTTGTTCCTCTTGTTCTTGTTGTGCCTGTTGTTGTTCTTCCATCTTAGCTTGATATTCATCGTTCGATACAATTACTTTTGCAGGTACACCGAGGTTAACACCATAATAATCCGCCGCCTCTTCAAAGTTAAACTTTTGTAAAATGTTAGGATTGCCCTGTGCTAATGACATAAGGAACGCAAAGTACTGTTCAATCGATGTCAATGAAGATACTTTCTGAGCCTGCGCCAATGGTGAAATGTACTCTATTTTCACATCTTGGCCGTTTAACTCTTCCGCTAGTACTTCATCGATTGGCGGAAACACACCTGCACGATCTAATATCGCATAGGTACGTTCGATAATCGGATTAAGAAATTCAGATAGTAGCCGTTCCACTACAGGCCCTAATTGTTGTAACTTCTCTTGCGTGCGTTCCATGACTTCCCTTGCCGTCATTTGTCCATTGTCCATGTTATCAAGCATCAGGAATAAGTCAGCACTATATGCACGCTTGATACTGTCTTTAACTTCGATGATTTGTTGCATAATCCAATCAAGATTGATACCTACATTAAAGATAGGTTCAACTTTACCGCCTGTATCAACTTCGGTTATACCACCCGGAAATAGCGATACACTACCAATCACATCGGATGTTACGGCCATTGGTGGTTTCACTCCTAACTCAATAGCGGTTAGTCTATCTAGTTCCAACTTCTGCAGCATCATCGCATCAGATTGTGCAAACCATGCACTACCTTTACCATAGCCATTTAGATCATGTGTTGTGTGCCGTGCAATCGGAATAGGCCATTCTTCATAGCCACTATGTCGCAAGATTTCATCGTCTCTACTCCCCTCAACCCAGTAAATAGAGGAGTAAGGCATGTTCTTATTACCCAGCTTTCCGTTGCGGTCTTTGTTTTCACATACTAGCCAACAAACAGTATATGTAGATGCATTACCCTTGCCGTCATCGTATGCATTTTTAATCTTTTCAGTGCAGTTCTCGTATCCAAACTCTTCCACGAGTTGGTCGCAAGTCATGTTATACTTTCGCCCAAACGTGTTAACTTCACCATTAGCATTACATTCTAATGCGTAAGTACCGATTGGATACGATGTGAAACGCACACCAACTTTACCATCAGGCATGATAGACATAGGCGCTTGTCCGAATGGTAGTTCCATATAGACTTGGTGAACAACATTGTAGAAATTGGATTTTGCAAATACTGCATACAATATTTCTTCACGTTCGTCTAATACTTTTGCTACATCGCTATTTGCTGCCATATCCGTATTTTCCATGGTTAGCTTAAACCATTTACGGCTAGGCGGTGTCATTCCACTCATTACACCACTAGCAAATATCTGGCAACTTTCCCATGCAATACCAGTAAGGATTTTATCGGTATATAGTTTCGATTGGTCTTGCTCGCCATCAAATACCCCAAGGAATGGCAACTGATAATCTCTAATCATCTTCCATTTCTCAACGTATTTTTGACGATTAGTGAACATCTGATTGAATTTAGCTTTTATTTTCTTGTAGTCTTTTGGTTTAGTTACAGGCTTTTCTGTAGGTTGCCTTGCTAGGCTTGATAAGATAGTACTCATATTAACCGCCTAATGTTGTTTTGCCTGTAGCTTGACTTAACGCACTAGCCAAGATGGTGCTGTCATAACCAGTTTTCTTGCGCTTCTTATCAGTGAACCATTGTTCATCTCTTTTTTGTGCCATATCATCAGTTTGTGCAACTGGTGTAGGCGATGGTGCTGGTTGCTTAATATCTGGTGTTTTAGCTTTCATACACATTCACATTCCCCCTTTACCCAAATGGTTTGTACTCTGTATTCGCTACTCTTCTGTGATTGCCATTTACTTTTTTAGTGACCCTAAATGCAAAGGTCAAGGCTAATGCATCGCCTTTATTCGGTGATGGTAAGCCTCGTTCTTTCATGTCCTTTTTGCTTTCAAGTTGTATTCGGCCGTTTTTATCAATGATCGCTTCTGGCCCTACGAGGTCATCATACAATCCTTGTTCATTAGGAATTGCACCACCCTCTTTTAACCACTCTTTCATTTCACCCCACATGTACGCACGCATATTGAGGTACATATTGTTAGGCGATGCACCACCAAAGGCAACTAACCGCCATTTCCTACCCATCGACTTACCAATACTATAAATACCAGTGCCGTACCCTTGGTCGATAAATACTGCATCAGCTTTGTATTCATCCTCAAATTGTGCTATTAGGTTAGCCATACGCATATCATCGTCATTTTTTTCAATGGTTGCCAAGCACTTCATGGAATATCCATTACGCATCACGATTTCTAATGTATCACCACCAGTCCATGCAGGGTCTATACCAATAATCGTTGGTAGGTTATCAAACTGTCCTATTTTATACACTCGTTTCTGTGCTTCATCTACAATTGATGCGGATATGAATTGTGTGTCCGATGCACTAGGGAATATCCCTCTTACACGCACTTTTACAAAGTCGCTATCCTCACCATGAATATCTACCCATTCTTGCAACTTGGCTTTATTCGAGATTTTAACAGTACGGCTATCTATTTGATATGTAGTCCAGTAGGCTCGATGCTTTCTAAAACACTCTCTAAACCTACCGCTATTACGTGTAGGGTTTCCAAACACACACCATATAATCTCGGTTTCCTTATCCGTTAAAGCACCCTCTGTTACTTCCCATATCTTATCGGATATTGCGGATGCTTCATCGAATATGATTAGTATTCTATTCCCTTGATTGTGCAAGCCTGCAAATGCTTCTGGGTTGCTATCACTCCATGGGATAGCATCTATCCGCCATGTTTTCTCGTACTGTTTGTCAGCACTAAACAATGCAGTAGCAGTGTATACAAACAGTTCCTTGCCTATAAACAGGTTGTACCATTTGTTAAGTTCCGCCCAAGTCTTAGACCTTAACTGTGTATCAGTATTAGCGGTAACTACCCCTCTTGTATTCTCATGTGTAGCAATAGCAAACAATATCAACAATGAAGAAAAAGCGGACTTACCAATACCATGACCTGATGCAACTGCAATTTGTATTGCCTTAGCTAATGACTTTCCCTTGCGTAATTCCTCACCTATTTTCTTGAAAGTCTTTACTTGCCATTCGTCAGGGCCATCAAAGTTTTCTAAAGGTGTTCCTTTTTCACCCCAAGGGAACGCAAAATAAACAAAGCCTAATGGATCATGAGTAAACGAACCCAACGCATCAATCAGTTGTGCCTTGTTGTACTTCATCTGACTTCACCCTTGCTTGCTTCATGCGGTCAGATATATCAATCTCTATTTCCGCATCAAGTTTGACTTTCTCAGTAAATAGCATGTGCCGTTTCCCCAACAACTCGGCTGCTTTAGTTCTATCTGCAATTGATGTATCCAAGCCGAACGCATCTTTTTCTTCGCCATTCATAACCTTAGTTAGGTATTCCAATACTTCATCAGCAGTTGCGATTGTAGATTTATTCTTCTTTTCCATGTGAGATTGTATATATTGGCTCACGTTAGCATTTGACAACAATCTACTTCCCTGTTGCCTTGCACTATTCTCTGAATATCCAGCCTTTAATGCAGCATGTGTAGCATTAGCGGTCTTGATGTATTCAGTAGCAAATAGTAATTGTTTGTCAGTTAACTTTGTGTCATTCATACATCAATCACCACCTTTATATGTATTAACTAAAAAAAGTAACACCTCGTGTTGCTTGGTGCTACTGTACTCACTTTCTTTCTTATAGAGTTGTCCTTGTTTAAAGGTCTTACCCTTTTTGTACTTATGAGGAAATGTCAGTTTATACTCTTCCTCTGTGTACATTCGATTGACGATATATACCTTACAAGGCTTATCATATTTGCTCCATGATTGCCTTACATCGACTACATACCGCCTACCATTCATTTGTAATGCTTTTAGTAGTTTCTTTATCGTTGGTTGATAATTCACATTAAGCACCACACAATACCGACTATAATCAACACACCGCACACAATAGCTAGACAATCAATAAGGCTAAACAAGTTATCTTCACGATGCTCAAACGCATATTTCGCTTTTGCTTGTAAGTCTTTGTTATCTAAATCTTGTGCTGCACGTTTAAACAATGCTCTATCCTTAATGAATTGTTTAATTGCTTTAATCATTTCAGTACTTCACCACCTTTCCGCTTTAATTTCCCATTAGATCTAACACACAAACCGCATGTACTTTTCCTTGCGTTCCCCTGTGTGATGTACGTTTGGCATAATCCGTCATATTCAATGACATTAGCCGTACATCTTCCTTTCTTGTTGTTTAAGCATTTGCTTTTACAACACAATATATCAGTCATCATTTCTCCCTTTTTGATAACTTTATGCAAAAAATGAGATATATCGCCGTGGATATACCTCATTATGTGATAGTTTTATTCATTTGTATTGTAACAATTATTCAAAACTGAATATCGTACAGTCAACGCTTACACACGTTCTAACATGTAGCCAGAACATGTGCATATGTTCCAGTACGTAACCAAAACAAAATACGATATTCACTTTTCAGCAATCATTGCATACTCAAAACCAAAGTTATATAGTTGGATGTTTACCAACACGAGCATATGAATTGTAATCATGGTTAGCTCACTCTGTCTAACTCTCGCACAATACTCGGTTCCCAATGGAACATATAGCTTTAGTTTTCAGTATGCAATTGCACTCTCTAAACTAATACCGCCAGTTGTTTGTAGTATGTAACATTTTTTCGCTTAAGGTTTTATCTCATGAAACGTATGGTTGGTTGTTATTGCATAATTGGAAAGTATTATATGTGCGGTATTAGTTTACAAAATGCAATATAAGAGGTGCGGTACAGTTAGAAAATAATATAGATTGTAATGACTTAGAAACAATACTCGTTGATTTTCAAATACAAAATATAAAACCGCACCTCAATTGCTATTTAGTTTTTAGAATTGCTCATTGGCAACTCTTACACCTTATATTCTACTATATGTTGACTTGGACTTATACGGACATTTGCGGACATTTGTGGACATTTGTGGACAACTTTTCGCCACATTCAATCAACGCTCGTTGCTTATATCGTTTCGCCTGTTTAGTTGAGTAATTTCCAATCATTTTGTAAGCATCTTCCGTTGTGGTATTCAATATGTACTCATATCTTAGAATGACCGCACCTAATTTTTCATCGAGGCTATCAATTAATGTGATCGCATCGCATTTCAATTCCGCTAACCGTTCAATTTCCTTGTTCCGCTTTTCTGTAGTATCCATAAATTTAGCTATACTGCCTTCTAATCCTTGCGGAGTGCCACCGCCTGTTACTCTATCTTTGGAGTAATCAATAGCACCTATAGAAGTTATATTACCTCTTAACTGCTCTATCTCTTCCTTGATAGATGCTATTTGTACATCTACCAACTTTACAGGTTGAAGGTGTTCAATAGCTAGGTTAATTAATTCCTGTTCACTCAAATATTACTCACCCTCTCTATGTCTTTCACAATACATCTCATAATTAGCTTGTGCCATTCCTTTTAATTGCTTTACATGGCTATCGGTTAATTTTTCTCCCATCAGTATGTAATATCTAAACCACCAATTATCTTTTCTGTATAAAACGATATACCTAATAAATTCATCATATACTTTTGGCCTGCACATGCTATCTCCACATTTAATCGTTAAACGTTTTTCTATTTCTGTAAGTCTTGATAAACAAAATGGTAAAATCATTTATACCTCTGCTAGTTTTACGTACTTAGGTGATATGCATTCAGTGCAATCAAAAGTCCAACTCGAGCGACCATTACCATAGTAATACACGTGTTCACCATCAAATCTCGCAAAATGTCTTTTCACTTGCAGTCTTTCTGTTTCATCAACTAATATAGGTGTATCAACCTTTACTTTAGACCAATCAACAATACCTAATTCTTCTGCAATGTCTAAAAATTCATTTTTAGCTATATTTGGCAATATGCTTTTCGTCATAATACTTATATATTTAACATCGCCACCAGTTGTTATATCTAATATATTTTTAAGCATAATCGGTTTTTTAGTTGTTAAGAATGCACATCCACCAGCATTCTTGACATAATACCGCCAGCCATCATCATATAACTCTTGAAGTAACCACGCTCTACCTTGTTTATCTGTGATCATATTGAACCCACACTCCTTTATCCTCATTCCATTTGTACCATTTTATATTTCCAAACTCTAACACGCTTGTTTGATGCACCTCACCGATACAAAATTCATTATCGCCACTCTCACAAGCCAGTTGCTTTAGAAATTCAAATGCACTTTCCCATGTGTCATGCGGTGCTATGTAATAATCTGAATGTTCTGTATATCCGCTATAACCTAACATTTGTTATCACCTTGTTCATCTTTCCATCTCTTTAACGCATTATTCCATTCTTCCTCACGCTCATTTTCAATGAATTTCATATACCTAAAGAGTGCATCGCTTCGTATCATTCTTGTATATCCCTCTAATGACATTCGTCCTTGTCTTAAATCGAACATGCTCATCATTATTGCAATTTTTACATCGCCTATACAATATTCTATAAAAGTACCATCTACTCTATTTTTAATAACAGGCTTATATATATCGTTACCAGGCACTATTGTTAACGCACTTGATAATAGTTCAAAATCAATCATAGTTACCTCTTATGATAAGGCGGATATTTCACCGCCTATATCTATCCAATCAATACTTTAATCAAAATCACAAACCCAAATATCAAAGCTACTAGCGATACACCCATGATCGCATTGAAAAATAACTCTTGTGCAAATCGGATTGCCTTTCTATTATTTTCTGCATCTCTATTAGCCATTGCTTTGAAGTCTTTTGTTCTTATTTGTAGTTGGTCTATATCACCTGTATACTTCCATGTCGGTGCGCACATATTATTTACCTGCTTTCAATTCTTCAACCTCAGCTACCAATTTAGTAACCAACTCTTCAAGTTGTTTGATTTTGCCTTTATGGTTTAACTCATATTCAGAACCTTTACCAAGTCTAAAAGATACACCTGCATTAATCATCTTGTTGGCTAAGGTAGCACCTAAACTAAACATTACGTGTTCAGTAGGTGCATAAAATGCACCAAGTGCTACATCATTTGCATTTTTATAATGGCCGTAACCAACAGCAAATGTTAATTTGTCATCAGAATTGTAGCCTAAATAGTGCAATGCACTTAATGCTGCATTAGATGCACCAGCTTTTGCCACTTCATGCATCACATTTGAGATTTGACCTACTGTATTACGTTCTAAATCCGTAATACGTGTTTCATGGTTATTAATTCTATCCGTATTGTTCAAAATGGCTTGGCTATTTTGCCCAACACGCTCGTTTGTAGCATTTAGAGTGTTATTAATCGTTGTAAATCCATTATCCACCTTAGAGGTCAAATTAGAGATATTCGTAGTATTTCGTGTAACTCGTTTGTCTAAACAGTTCACATCTTTTTGAAGTTTGGCAATGTGTGTTCCGTTTGTTTCAATTTCGTCATACGCTGCGAACAGTTGACTGCCATTTACCGCATCTAAACTGCTAGGGTCAACACGGCCAGCACTTACATTGTGCAGTTGTCTATTGTAATTGCTAATTCCACTATATGTATCGCTTTTCTTACTGCCAAAGGATACTACGCTATTAGGGCTTTCACCTGCGAACACGTGAGTTACCCCATTTAATACAACTTGTCGAACACCTACAGGGTTATCCGTCTGACTGTTTGTGCCAATCGCTACGGAATTTTGAATAGGTGCTGATGCATTATTACCAATAACCACCGCATCAATACCACGCACTACACTATGTGTGCCTACTACTACTGCGCCTTGATTATCTACTGTATTGTTGGCCCCCAATACAGTCTGTTCTTTATTGTTCCCCACATAGTTGTTGTACCCAATTACGCTTGCTTGATCAGCTTCAATCGTTCCATTGCCACCACCGATTACAACGCTATCATTTCCTGTTGCTTTATTATCACGGCCTAAAACGATTGTATTTGTGCCTGTAACTACTGTATTCGCCCCTACGGCTACAGAATTGTAACCGCTTACTACTGGTGCTTGTGTGTTAGGCTCTACTGGCCCTGTTACAACACCATTTGCAAATACATTACCACCAATTACACCCATAATCATTGTTGCTAATACTAATTTATTCATGTTTGTTTTCTCCTTTTACTGTCTTTTCTGTCTATCTACTGTCTTTTCTGTCTATTTACTGTCTTTTTATTTACCAGTACTACCATATCCACCATCGCCACGTTCTGTTTCGCTGAGTGTTTGTGCTTCTTCTACATCAACAACTGCGATTGGTACGATGATTAATTGTGCGATGCGATCACCTCGTGCTATTTCATAATCTTTACACGATACATTCTCATACACGATGCTCAACTCACCTCTATAATCTTCATCGATTATCCCTACGCTATTTGCACATCGTAATGGTGTTTTACTCATACTACTTCGTGGCACAAGTAAACCCATATGACCTTTCGGTATTTCCACCGCCACCCCTAGTGGTATTTTCTTTTGACTATCTGCAGGCACTTTGATGTGAAACGGGCAATATAGGTCTAACCCAGCTGCATCTTCACTACCTCTTGTTGGTAGTTGTGCGTATTCATTAACCAATTTCACTTTCATTTGTTCCATTACGTTCTTCGCTCCATTCACTTTCTCTATATATGCGGAAAAAATCATCCGCACTCATCACTACTAAAAATGGCTTATACTTTCTTTTCCATGCAACTATAGGTATTTCGCCTTTGCCAGCTACTTTTGCATCCCTGCTCGCTTGATTGTATGCACCATATACATTTAACCTTTCTACACACTTAACCTCTTGATGGATATTTGGTAACCCTATACAATCAGCTGCATCACCTGTATTACCACAATATTGTGCAGTTCTACGTACTTTATCGAACCCTTGCAACCTGCACACATCACGCCACATTCGTTCACCACGTTTACCTTTATCTTTACTGTTTATCGGCATTATCTATTCACCCATTTCATACATCCAATTCGTAAATAATGCATTAGCCCTGTAGGACTTAATTCATACCAATCATCTCTAGCCTTAGCACGTCTTACAAATCCGCCAAACTCGTATATATTACCTCTGAAATCATCTGTATCTATTTCATCAATCAAAATCAATCCTGCATCTTTAAGAAAGAAATTGATCTCACTTCTATTTTCTTCATACAAACTTCTTGGCATTGCATAATACAAGTACTTTACATTCTTACAATCATGGTATCGTTTCTTTTTAAAATCTCTCCTAAAATCATGAATATCTGTTTTGATTTCGACTTCTGTTAGGTATTGTGTTTTTAAATCAAAATATATGGAATCAGCTTCATATTCAGTCCTACCAGGGCAATACATACTTACGTTTGGTATACATATTTTTTTGCGAAATAAATGCTTACCAAGAACATATTGAATATCCTTTTCGTCCATATATGCATCTCCTAATCACGTACTTCACATCCATTACATGATGTTTTCATAATCAATACCCATATTCGTCGATGTAATCACTAATACTGTATTTCTTTGTTTCAAAAACCACCCATGCATTATTTTCGAACCCATATTTTTTCTCCCATGCTCGGAATACTTTTGTTAGTTCTTCGCTTAGTTCGTCAATATGCTCTTTCTTTACACCATTCAAGTAATCGTCTGACCATTCTTTAATTTCGTCATCCATGTCATATTCGAATAAATTCCAAAGTACTCGTTCACTATCAATCTCTGGAACGTAATGATAAGGGTGTCCAACACGTACATACTCAATATTCGAACACGTGTCCATATAGCTATGATCACTATCGCCCACATCGTCAATACATTCTAAATAATCGGCTATTGCATCTTTAATACTATCTTGGGTTCGCCAGCTTTTCCGCTATCAACCCAGCAATATTTTGTTTCATCTTTTACTAACATTGTTATTCCTCTTCTTCTTGCTTTTCCCATCCAGCAACAATATTTATTCCAAATCCATCATACAAATTATCTACATAGTCAATCTCATAAAGTGTTTGGTTTGCATCGATACAACACTCTTGTTCTTGGTCGCATTTTTCTAAATACTCAATTAATTCACGTACTGTCATTTTGAAATTCCTTTCTTGATATACTCTTTTATTGTAATAATTTTATTTAAGTAAAAAATCACTGCCTAGAACGGAATATTTTCATTTGGGTTTGTGTTTTCAAAACTATCAAAGTTACTATCACTATCAAATTCGCCCTCTAATTTTCGTCCTACGAAATCAGCAACTACCTCGGTTACATATTTCTTTTGTCCGTTGCTGTCCTCATAGGAACGTGTTTGAATACGTCCATTCACTAACAATCTCTCGCCTTTCTTACATGCACCAACGGCTTCGCCATTTTTTCCCCATGCTACACAATTAATGAAAGCAGTTTGTTCTTTCGTTTCATTGGTTGTACTGTCAACGTATGTATTCGTAGCAGCTACTGTGAAAGTTGCCACCGCTTTCCCACTTTGTGTAAATCTCAATTCAGCATCACATGCTAAATTCCCTAACAGTTGTACTTGGTTCATATATTCAACTCCTATTTTCTAATTCTACGCACCATATTGCCTTGTTATAGTGTGCCTACTATTCCGCCCTTAGATTTTATCGTCCGTAAAACAAACTCGCCTTACAGGGCTTTTAAATCGATTTTCAGTAACTAAGATGATTTAGTCTTGCTTCGACTTCATCCACGTACACATCGTAGCTAGGGTGAATATGACAATCGATTGTTGCCTCGTTCCGTATAATCTCAAGCAAATTCTCAACCTTAGTTAGTGCTTGTGCTTCATTGTTCGCCAGCATTTGAAAGCTAACATTGAAATTTACATTCACGCTTACATCAAACTCTTTCACGCTTTCCCTCATGTTTAACCCCCTATTGCCTGTTTCAACAACGCTTTCCCTTTATCAGATATTTTGCTTTTGTTGATTATTTCTGTTACATCTACTGGTTCTTTGGCTACTTCTACCAAGTTACCTGTAGCAGTCATTTCTATTTGCTTTTGTCCAGCACTTATCAAGGCCTTATCGTGTTCCGCCTTTTCTCGTGCTTTTAATAGTATGTGATTATCCTTGATTGAATTTGCCATTCTTTGGCGGTGTTTCTCACGTTCTACCAGTTGCTCATAGTTTCTAATAAATTGTGATCTACAGCTTGCCTCGTTATATTCATGGCCCATTCTAGGGTCAAAGGACGACCATATCGCCCTTGCAGCCGTTAAGGTTATTCCATCTAAATGCTCTTTTCCGTTGTCATATCCATAAGTGCTAGCACATTTAATTACTTGTTCCCATGCAGTTTGTGCGGTTTCCACTTCATCATGCATATTCACATATGCGCTTAATGCGGAACACTCCTCACGAATTTCTGCAATTGTAGGTAGAAATTTACATTTATTAATCAAGTTCGCTATGGCCTGTTCTAAAGTAACAGGGTTAACATCACTAAGCATATTGACATATAACAGCATACGTTGTTCTGACATATCAGTAGACCACGCTATCTGTAACATCGATAGTGCTTTCAAAGTCTGTTGTTGGTTGTTCAGTATCAACACCCCCTAACTTATTCATCAAGTTATTAACTACGTTGATTGCATCTTCCTTGCTATTCTTTTTAACAGTAGGTTTTCTGTATTCGCTACGCTCCCATGTTCTAACTGCTGCTTTCCAATCTTTCATAGAGTTCTTTCCTACTTTCCAGCCATTGCTTTCGTAGTAGTCAAAGAAATGTTCAGCATTTACATTGTTGTTTCTTTCAATACAGTACTGCTCAATCTCGGATAGAGTTGGTTTAACAAATCGCTTTCTTTTTGAATTGTTTGCAGGAATATTTTCTTCAAGCATCTTATTTTTTAAAACACCTTCAACATACTTGATATGAGATTTACCTTGTTTTTTGGCATCAAGAATAGCTTGTTTTGTTATTGCTGCCCCATATTCATCTACAAGATTATCTAGTGATTTTTTTACGTTTGCAGTTATCAAGTCAAAAGCATCTTCCCATACATCGTGAATTAGAGATTTTTGCTCACATAAAGATAGAGTATCTATATCTATATCTTTCTCTTTATATAACTCTTTATTTATCTCTATATCTTTCTCTATCTCTCTGTTACACAATTGTTTCACTTGTGTTACATCAGCGTTACATTGTAACGCTTTTTTTCTTTCTCGATGCTTACGAACCCTACTAGCTACTGCCGTTTCACACCCTGTACTATCTTTTGTATCTGGCAAGTAGTATTCCTCATCTGAACACATTTCAAGTAATCCGCTTTTGAGTAGGTATTGTATAGTGATTTGCACGTTTTCCTCTTTTTCATCAAGGTCTAATGCAAGTTCTGATGCAAAATCATCTTCAAGTCCATCAAAGTAAAGTTTTCCATCGTTCATAATTGAACGTAATAACATTTTGAGATAGATAATTGTGTAGGTATCACCACCTGCAATCTTTCTTAATCTTTTGATTTCTTTACGTTGGAAAAAGTCCTTGTGTAACTTTAACCAAAAGTATCGTTTCGGTTCACTCATAGGCTAGTCCTTATTTAGCTTTTCGATAAACTCATCTTCACTTAATGGCTTACCTAGTGATGCAATTCGTGTTAACACACTAGCAATTTCATCGGCTTCATTTTCTTCTGCATCTAATACGCTATCAACCATTGCATAAACTGCGTCTAGTTCTGAGATTATCCGATTATTAAACGTATTACTATTTTGGTCTTTTTTGTAATATTCAATGCGATTTTCTACGTATGCTCTAATCATTATTAACTCGTTCATATTTATCTGTCCTTTCTTCGACTTCTTTTAATAGGTTTCGTCTAATTTCTTTTGCGAACACACCATGCGCTTGATAATGGCAATCGGTACATAGACAAGCTAGATTTCTCAAATCACTTAATCCGCCTTGCGATCTAAATATTATGTGATGGCACTGACTGGCCATGCTTCCGCATATCACGCATAAGCCGTTATCACGTTCATAGGCTTGCTTTCGTGTTGTTGCGTATAGTTTGTTATCACGTTTTTTTCTGTTGTTCACTATCCCACCCCTCTATAAACGATTGAATGTATTCGCTAGGTTCTAGTTGAATACCTAGCTGGTTACACTCATCTGTTAAACAATCTATAAGCCTTGCCATTTCTTTTGTGTTGTATACGCTGCTGCCGTGGTAGCACATGATATTGTGATAGCCATTTAAGGTTTTACATTCACCTATATCTTCTGCAAGCCAGCCTAATCCGTGGCCTTGCCATATTTGTATATAGCGGTCCACTGCATCGGCTCTAACAGGTACATATGAGAAATGTCCACAATCTTTTATTGCTTTTCGGTATACATCCTCTTTTGATGTATAACCATTCTTGCTTAACTCATCAGCTATGCGTTGGCACAATATCCAAGCATAACTATTTGAGTTAAGACTACGGCTTTTAGATTTCCTTTTAATCTCTACTGTGTATTCTTTATCGGTAGAGATATTTGACAAATCATTGTCATGTGGCGCTGGTATTACTACCATTACACCGAGTGGCGAACGCAACAGTTCGATGTTATTTGTTGTCCACTTCATAACCTTTTACCCAATCATAAAGTTTTGACATCTGATCTCGTGTGATGTTATCAATCACTCCAACACCAAACATTTTTGTAAGTTGTTGGTTTAGTTGCTCACTACTTATCCCATGTTCGCCAGCCGTTTGTAATACAATTGCATACGCATTTTGAGGGTTAAACTCTTTTTCTTTCCTTTCTTTTTCTGCTGCTGCATTTATTTTTGTATCTTGCAATCCTCTATATACATCAGCACCTACACCAATCATTTTTGCTGCAGTACCTAATGCATCAGTAACGGCCATCTTAAAGGCTTCATCGTTGCCGTGAAAACCATTTTTATCTTTGTAGATTAGGAAATCTCCACCATATCCAGGAATTGGTTCACTCCATTCATCACCATCTTTGATGTATAGATTTACCAATACATACAACATAGTTTCTTTGGTTTCTTCGACTGGTACTTGTTGAGTACTAACAACTTCAAATTTCCAACCAATTCCACACATACCATATGTTTCGGTTAAGATTTCCCATCGCCATTGAGGGGAAATGTCATATTTTCCTTTAAGTTTCCCAAAGTCAATTACTTTCAACGCTGATTGCGGTACAGTTTTAACCGCTATATATCTACTATCCATCTATACCTCTTTATATTTGTAACCACGCATTTCCAAGAAATCAGTTAAGTCTTTTGCATCATCTTCTGTTAAGTCATATACAGTTACTGTTAAACCTACTTTTGGTTCTGATACTTCTACTATTTCAACTGTTTCATTTTCAATGCTTGCCCTAGCAGCTTCTTCCATTTCATTACGTTTTGCAAAATTTGCATTGATAAATTCTCTAGCTTGATCTAGTGGCATATCTTTTACTACAGGCCAGCACTCATTAAAAGTAATCGGTGTGGCTAATTCGTATTGCTGGTTGCAAGTATCAACCACAAACTCAATCATTCCTTTTTTCTCTGCTAGAATCTGTTTGTAATCGTCATCTGATTGTTGTCGCTTTGCAATTTCAATCATTATTCCCTCAATAGAGGTTTCAATGTCTTTCATCTTTGCAGTTTTATTTAACCAGCGTTTATCACGTTGTAGTTGTTCCGCATATTCTGCACGAACGTTATACTTTTCAACCATCTTTTCAATAAACTTGTTGATAGTTTCGGTTTTTTCTTGTGCTTCTTTTTCATCAAAGTATTTGATTTGTTCTGCAAGTGGCTTTTCTGCATCATAAACAACTTTTAATACTTCGTTTACTTCTCCCTCAAACAACTCAATCGGTCTTTTGAGTTCTCGTTTTTTCTCTTTACAGAATTTATCAAGCGTTGTTCTATACTTAACGATTTCATTTTTAGCACTTACCATTTCCTTATAGTTTTCTTCGGTTACTACAAGTCCTTTATACTTTTCTAGTTGTGCTTCAAAATATGTTTTGATTTCGTCTTTATTCCATTTGAATACTTGTTCATTTTTACTAACAATCGGTGTTAAATTAATTTCCATGTTTTTCTCCTTATATTTGTGTTAAAATACAAGTAGAGATATAAGACATACTCTCTACTAGCACGCTTGCTTTCCTACGGCCTAGCGTGCTTTTTTTATTTCTCTTACCCAAAAGTTACTCAATATTAGTAGTGCGAACCCTAGGGCAATTTGAAGAAATGCGGTATAGAAATCAATTCTATCGATTTCTACTGAACCTACTGTTCCAGCTACCATCAAAAAGGCCACTACTCTTATCAACCAAATCAATTTCATAACTCATTACCTACTATCACTAGCATTTGGCTGGTGATTTTTTTAATTTCACTTTTCAAACGATTGTTTTCTTTTTCCAATCGTTCCACTTCGTTTTTTAACTTTCTGTAACCAATAGCCGAGTATTCACTTTCAATCCCTGCTAGTGCTTCAACCTCTTTTTTGCTAAACCTCACACCGCTTACATTCGGTAGTTGTTTTAGCTTGCCTTTATTTCTTAGGTCATATACTGCAGTTAGTGAAATTTGAAATAGTTCCGCTACTTGGTTAGCCGTGTATACTAGGCTCTCCATAGCATCTCATTCCTTGCATGAATATCTGCCTTACGTACCAGTTTCGCCCAAGATAGAATGACTTTCTTATTCCATCTTGATTGGTTTCTTAACGGCCATTTTTTCTTGATAAGTTTTCGCCAGTATTGTGCGTACTCATCATTTCTGCCAGCCCATCCGAACCTTGTTGATGATTGGCCATATCTTTTGTTGGCTATTTTTAGATCTGTTCGATTTTGTACTAGCATCTAATCACCTCTTTAGAATTACATTTAAACTGTAATTGTTTTACAAAAAAATAATCCGATGGTATGGAATACCATACAAATCTTCGATTTTTTTTAACACATGGACTGTCGGAGAAGATGTTCCTTTCTCATAATTAATTAGCGTGTATTCGCTAATTCCAAGCCTTTCAGCTGCTTGTTTCTGCGTTAGTCCTGCGTTTACTCTCGCCGCTTTTAATGTCATTCCATCTTGTACGAAAAATTCTTGTGTCAATTTATCACCTCGCTTTCCCTTTCGTTAATTGTATTGTATTACAGTTTAACTGTAATGTCAACAGTTTTCCTGTAAAATCATTAAAAAATATTTGATTTTTTTGCAGTTTAAATATATTATATAAATAACAACAAATATTTTAAAATTACAATGAGGTGAATATAATGAGTGATTTAGGCAACAGAGAGATATTCTCCAAGAATTTACAGTACTATATGAACCTATACAATAAAACTAGAATACAAGTTGCAAAAGATATTGGTGTATCTTATACAACATTTACAAGTTGGATTAAAGGTACTAACTATCCTCGTATAGATAAGATAGAATTACTAGCTAATTATTTTAGAGTAAACAAAGCTGATTTAATAGAAAACAAATACTCAGAAAATGAACAGTACTATTCTGATCCGTCTGTATCAGAATATGCACAAGCCATTAAAGACAATCCTGATTTACGTTTATTATTCGATGCAAGTAAAGATATGTCCAAAGATGATATTAACTTTGTAATTAATACTATAGAGATGTTGAAGAAAAGAGGTTGATGGTATGACTAACTACGAACCTGTAATTACTTCATGCGTCCGTGAAATGCAAGCAATGGCCTTTATTGTTTCTACTATTTCTATTGTATTCGCTATAACATTATACCTATTCACTCGTAATGGCTATATTTCTGTAGCATTGCCATTTATTGCAAATGCAGTTGTTTTAATGATGCTCACTAATAAAATACATAAAAGCATGTGTAAAAAATTCCATGTTGAATAATATACAATAACCCTACAAAGGGGCTGATAGTATGAACATCAATTTGATATATATAAAGCTACGGAAAACACAAATTGCAATATTAAAGTTAAATGATGACGGAACATATACAATCCTAGTTAATAGCAATAAGCCACGAGATGTACAAAGGCAAGGAATACTACACGAATTAGGCCATATCATACATGACGATATGTACAACACCGCTAATGTTGATTTAATCGAGCGTATGGCTCATGCAAGGGAAATGGACGATGTAGAGGGTATTAACTTTTATACGCACATCATATGAGGTGAATTATGCAATATAATATGACGGTTCGTAAAAAAGATGGCAATTACCAAATAATTGTCAGTTATAAGAACGGAATAAAATGGAAGCAAAAATCTAAACAGGGTTTTGCTACACAAAGAGACGCTAAACTTTATGGGCAAGAAATCGTAGATAACCTAAAAAAGACTATCACCAGTCCACTTGATGATAGTCTAAAAAATGTTACTCTTATTGAATTATTTGAATTATACATAAACGAAAAAATAGATATCACTTACAATACTACTATAGCGTATCGAAACGCATTAAATGTTGTATCTGCATTATTTGATAAACCTATTCCGCAAATCACCAAACACCAAATCATGCAAGAATACAATAACAGCAATTATTCAGCACAAACAATAAATTTGTGTAGTCGAGTTTTAAAAGCAGTATTTAATTATGCTATTGATCCGTATCGTATTATTCGCAATAACCCTTGTATATCAATCAAACCAATCAAAGAAAGAAAGGTAAAGGATTTAAAGGTGTTTACTGAAATTGAGTTAAACGACCTAGAACGCATGAAAGAAAAACACTATATGTATTATGTCATGTTCATGGTTGCACGATACACTGGGGCTAGATACGGAGAAATTATCGCTATTAATTGGTGCGATATAGATTTAGAAAACCAAGTCATATTGATTGATAAACAATGGACCCGATTAAGAGATAATAGCTACGGATATGCTTTCACAAAATCAAAGAATAGTATCAGAAAAATACCTATTCCACCTGTACTATGTGGAATATTAGAAAACTATAAAATACATTCAGTGCAAGATAGATTATTCCCTTTCAAGGATAATCGGTCAAGCCGTGCTAATACAGTATTAAGTTATTATGTGAAAGATAAATCTATGCATTCCTTTCGTCATACTTACGCTACAACGCTACTGTCAAATAATGTAGATATTAAGACAGTAGCAAGCCTATTGGGTGATACTGTAGATACTGTTATAAATAATTACATCCACTATACAGATGAAATGAGAAGAAAAGCCGCCGAAAAGGTGGTAAATATTTTTGGCTAATTTTTTTGACGATTATATGACGAAATATTAAAAACACCAGTAAATACAAGTATTGTTTAAGTTATTTTTAATACATTTAAGTATACCATAAAATATAGCATTATTCATCATCTTCTTCAT